CGGAATTCCGTATTTTCGACCACATCGGTTTCCATTAATTTTAGAGTTGTCTCCATCCGATTCTGAGACTCTATGATACCAAAATAAGCCCACGTTCCAATCGCGACCATCGCGATTAACGAGGCAACCGTTTTCATCGGCATTTGTACAGCTGCTTCTTCTGAAATTTTAAGTGCCATTAGTTATAACTATACCCACCTGAGGTATTTCCTTCTTGTAATTTTTTAAATAATTGTTCGTGTTGTTCCATAATTTCTTCATCCATGTCAAACATTTCATCCATCTTTTCATC